CGAGGCGTTCGCCGCCATCAATATCCAGCGCGACGCCTTCCATGGTGAATGGAATTACCGCATCTGCCCACGACGCCAATAATTGATCATGTTATTTGCGAACAATCCCTTGGCTCCCGGGATAGCGACCGAAGTAGTAGTCCTCTTCGGCGCTCGCCTCCGGATCGTCCCAGTCACCCAGACGCCAATCGCCGGCCGTCGCGAGGTCATCGGCCACATCTTCCATGACCTCACGCAGTTCCAGCGGCTCCAACCAGCGCGCCGGAATGGCCGCCAGCCCATGCATCGCGCCGAGCAGGTGTCCGGCAATCAATCCGGTGGAATCGCTGTCGCCGTCGTGATTGACCGCCATTATGACGCCGGTTTCAAAGTCTCTGGCCTTCAAGGCGCAATAGACGCCGATCGCCAGAGCTTCTTCGGCGATCCAGCCTTGGCCCAGCTTCCGAATGGCGGCCTCTGGCGCCGTGTCCGACGCATGGAGGGATAGTGCCCGTTCCAGGGCAACGCGTGTTTCTTCGTGCCGCTCCTTGCACGTCAGCAAAGGCGTTACCCGATCAATCGCCGCAGTAAGATCACTTCCGTCCAGGAGATCGAAGACCAGGGCCGCCATCACGCCAGCAGTCAGGAATCCCGTGGGATGTCCATGCGTCAGCGCAGCAGCGTCGCAGCCCAGGTCGAACGCGCGTGCGAAATTTTCCGATCGGAGGGAAGGGCTGCTAGTCGAGTGCTGCGACATGCCAACAGGCATGAATGACACGCAGATCGGGCAAGTCGAGGCAGACCGGAAGGGTCAGAAACCACGTCACAAGTTCCTCGTGAAGCGGCGAGCCTTCCACGGCCGAGAGAAATGCCTGATGCTGCTTCCGGTTCTTGTCGCCGTACTTGGCCGAATGATGTTTGCGGAGGAATTCACCAGGACACTCGGGATCAGGCAGGAACCAGGCGATGGCGTTGAATTCATGATTGCCCATCACCGCACGGGCCGATCCGGCGTCGACCATCCGCCGTACAAGACTGACGGTTTCCATCTGCTTCGGGCCCCGGTCGACAAGGTCTCCTACGAACAACGCCAGACGGGCCGGATGACGCCAAGCACCTCCCGTGTTCCGATACCCGAGATCAGTCAGCAGCGCTTCGAGTGCGTCTGCATGTCCATGGATGTCGCCGATGATGGCGGTCTTTTGCGCGTGGTAGTCGCGCACCGAAATCAACCGGTCTTCCAGCGCCGCATCCAGCGCGGTCTGCTGGCGGGTCAGCGCGTTCTTGAGCAGGGCCAGCTCGGCATCCAGTTGCGCCTTGATCAAACTGGTCTGCGCGCCGGTGGTGTCAGGCGCGCTGCGCGCAGCGCGAGGCCGGGTCATGCGCTGCAGCAGTTCCGGATCGGCCTGAATCTTGGGGGTCTTGACCTCGATGGGCTTGGGGTCGAACAGGCTGTTGCGGAAGGACGCCAGCTCGTCGAGCCGTTTGATCAGGCTGCCCTTGAGGTCGGCAATGATGGCCTTGGCACCTTCGGTATTGCCCTTGAGCGCCTCGACCGCCGCCGCGACACCCGCGCCGATGGCCTCGCCCAAGGCGACGAAGGCCTTGCCGACGGTGGCCGCGCCCAGCGCCAGGGTTTTGAGCACCAGCACCACGCCGTCCAGAATCACCCGCAGCGTGCCGCCTTGCTTGGCCGACTCGACCATGCCGCCCGCCATGTCGTTGAGCGCAGGTAGCAAGGACGCGATGATCTGGTTGCCGATGCTGGTGGACGCGAGTTTGAGCTTGTCGAGCGCGTCGTTGAACTCACCGGCTTGGGCGGCGGTCTCGCCGCTCATCTGCACGCCTAGCGCCTGCATTTCGGCAGAGAGCTCGTTGATGCCGTCGCGCCCCTGATTCAGAAACGGGATCAGCTCTGCGCCAGATTTTCCGAACAGCTGCACCGCCAGCGCGGTTTTTTGCGCGCCATCGGGCATGGCCTTGAAACGCTCGGCCAAGTCCAGCAACACCTGATCGGTGCCACGCAGCGTGCCGTCCTGGTTCTTGAACGCCACGCCCACCGCCGTGAAATTGCGTGCAGCATCCTCCGAGCCGGTGGCGGCCTCCAGCATCGTGGTGGACAGCTTGCGCAGGCCCTTTTCGAAGGATTCGCCCGACACGCCGGACTGCTCGGCGGCAGGTTTCCACACCGACAGGGTTTCGACGCTGACGCCGACGCGCTGCGACATCTCATCGAGCGCATCACCGGTGTCGATGGCCGATTTGACCAGCGCGGTCAGGCCCGCCAGTGAAACGCCAACGCCGATATTGGCCAGCAGACCGCTCACGCTGCGGGCGGTGTCCGTGAGGCCACCCAGTCCGCGCTTGATCGAGTCGAAGGCGGTCTTGGTCTGGTCGACGGCGCTGATCAGGATTTGGGCACGATTGGCTGACATGGCTTGGCTTTCCCTGATACCTCCATTAAAATCTGACCAGACTGGTTAGATTTGGAGGTTCCTATGCGTACTTGGCAAATTCAAGAGGCCAAAGCCCACTTGTCCGAACTCGTGCGGGACACCGAAAGTGCCGGTCCGCAGGAGATCACGTGGCATGGCAGAGCCGTGGCGGTTGTGCTGTCCAAAACCGAATACGAACGCCTGACGGGCGCAGGGCAATCGCTGGTTGAGTTCATGCGCCGCTCCCCGCTGTTTGGCAGCGATGACATTGATCTCACGCGCGATGCCAGCGTCACCCGTGAGGTGCTGCTTTGAGTTACCTGATCGACACCAATGTGCTGTCAGAGCTGCGACGGCGTGAGCCGGACGCCCATGTCGTGCGGTGGTTTGCTGAGCGCCCGGCCAGCACCCTGTACTTGAGCGTGCTGACGCTCGGCGAGTTGCGCAAAGGTATTGATGCACTGCCGGAAACCCCTCGCAAACTGGCGCTGCTCGATTGGCTGGAAGCCGAGTTGCCGAAGTTTTTCGCGGGTCGAATTCTTGCGGTCGACACCAAAGTGGCGGATCGATGGGGGCGCTTGGTGGCGCAGGCGGGTCGCCCCTTGCCTGCCATTGACAGCCTACTGGCGGCCACAGCCCTGACCCATGGACTGACCCTGATCACACGCAATCTCAAGGATTTTCAGCATCCGGATTTGGCCGTGCTGGACCCCTGGTCTGCGTAGCGCGACGCTGTCAGCGCAGTGCTTTGTCCAATTCTTGTTGAATTGCCCGCGCCAAAGCAGGCAGCGCACCTTGCACGCTACCGGCCAGATTCAGGCGGCGCTTGAGATCGACGCGCTTGACCAGCACGGCAATCGGAATCTCCTGGCCGCGCTTGATCTGTTTTGCGCCGGTGCGACCACGTTCGGCGCGCTTGAAGCGGGTCAGGTGGCGGCTGTTCTCGGCAATGTTTTCGGCCATCAGCAGCACGCGGCCGTTCTTCTCGATGAAGTAGGCATTGCCGGAGCGCATCAGGCCGTCGATCACCGCCTTGAAACGCTTGGGGCCGATGCGACCCGGCAGCAGCGGGATCAGCAGATTGCCGCTGACCGTGCCGCCTTGTTCGTGCAGACCCAGCCAAGGGATCTTGCTGCCCACCCACAGCGCGGGCAGTTCATTGGCCTTCTTGTCGAACACCTTGACGCCCATCGACGCCACGAAGCTCGTGCGCTTGACCTCGAAGGCGCTGCGCATTTCGGCGCGGGCGGCATCGCGTACCTCACGCCCGCCGGTTTTCATGCCCCGGGTGACGGCAGCGTGGACGGCGCGGCGGCGTTCGCTGCTCCACGCGGCCAGCTGGCGCGGATCGAGCAAGCCGGTGGTGGTGAGCGACAGGCGCATGCTTTTTACTCCACAGAGTCCTTCAAGAGATCGCGTTGCAGTTGTTCGATGGAGCGCTTTTCGCCCTGCGCCGCCACGGCGACCACGCCGAGCAGTTGCGCCAGACGCTGACGTTCCAACAGTCCTTCCAGCGCCAAAAAGGCCACGGCCTGCGCCAGCGTGTAATCCAGCACCGCGTGCAGGCCGTGACCGGCGCGGATCAGGCGGGCGACGGCGTTGTCCCAAGGCGCTGGATCAGTGGGGCCAGCTGCGTGGCCGAGCGCTGAATGCCCGGCACCACCCGGCCCACGAAAAAATCCGCGTTCACCTCGAACACGGCGGCGGCCAGCTGCACCGCGTCGTCCAAGGACAGATCGTTGATCCACGCCCGCTCGCGCCGGGTGGTCAGCGTCAGTAATTCCAGCAGCGCCTCGCCGTGCTGGCCAAACAGCGCCAGCCAGTCGGGTTCGACGCTCAGGGCATCGGCCAGCGGGCGCACCACGGCCAGTAGCCGTGGCAATTCGCCCAGCCGGATCGGCGTGAGTTCCAGCGTGCCGCAGGCCAGCGTCACCACCACGGGCTGTGGCGGGAAGGTTTGGAAGTCGCTCATCGCATCCACCTTCACAGCAGCACCAGACGGCCAAACTGCCCAAGATCACCACCGACCGGCTTGGTCAGATCGGCGAGCACCTGGCCCGACAGTTCGAACTTCAGCAGTTCGTCCGTGATGATCGACAGCTCCTTGGCCGGGTTGATGGCCACACGGTACAGGTCGATCACCACCTCGCGGTTGCCGTCGGCGGTGTTGAGCCCCTCGAAGCGAATCCAGCGCTCGGGCAGCGGCTGGGTGAACATCGCCGTGATCGAAGCAGCGCCATAGGCGTAATCGACGGTGAAGGGCTCGATGTAAGGGCCGCCGGTGGTCGCGTCCAGCATCACCAGCGAGCCGTGCTTGGCGTTGACGCTGTACTGGCTGGCCGGAAGCAGCTTGGGCGTGGCGTCCGAATCGTGGATCTGCACGGCAGACACGTTCTGCATCGCCAACGGATACAGGCTGCCGGGCGTGACCGGGTTGGGCAGCGATTCGCCAGTGACCGTGCCGGGAATGATCGTTGTCGTGCTGCCGTAGAGCGCCAGCGCCAGATTGGTGGCGATCAGTTCTTCCAGCGTGCAGGCGAATTCGCCTTTCTTGGTTTTGATCAGCTGCAGATCGGTCAGGCGCTGGCCCGACTGCGCCTCCTGGTGCTCGATGGTGTCCACCGACAGCGAGACTTTGAGCTCGGGCACGTTGCCGACGAAGGTCAAGCCTGCCGGGTTGCCGTCGATGTCGCGCGCGCCGATGTAGACGCGGCCTTGTCCAGAGAAATAAGCCATGGTCAGTCTCCTTGGGTGCCGGACGCAGCGTCACGGCGGGTGGGTTTGGAATCGGTAATGGCGATGACGGGCGCGGCCTTGGCCACGCCCTGCGCGATCAGCCAACGGGCACTGGCCTCGGCGAGTTCAATGCGGTCGCCCACGACGAGGCGCTTGCCCGCGTGGGTGTGGGGTTTCACAAGTTCGATGTGCATATCGGGTTCATCCTGTTTGGGTGAGATCAAGGGCGTGGGTGCGGTAGCGGATTTCGTAACGGGCAGGAAGCAACACGGCCCCGGCATCGGCGTCGTCGAACTCCCATTCGCAGTCGATCTCACGCACGGCAATGACCAGCCCGGAGAGATTCGGGTCGGCCAGCAAGGCCGCGTGGGCCGTCACCAGCGCCCGGTCAGCGACGTCGAAGGCATCCGCCCCGCGTGCCACCACGGCGAGTCGGACGATCAACAGCCGGTCGACAAGGTGGTTGGCGTGGGCGGTGATGCTGTCGCCATCGACAAACAGCAGCAGCGCCGGACTGGCCTCGCGGGTGACCGGCACGGCAGGCATGCGCAGCACCGGGATCGGAGCTATCGCGGATGACAGGCGCGCGACGACCTCCCGCAAGACGCGCTCGCGAACGGAGTTCATGGTTGTGCCTCAGCGTTGGGAGAGAAAGGCGCGGCGCTCGCTGCCGTCACCGATGGCGCGCACGTCGCGCACCTGATAGCTGCTGCCTGCTACTTCGACGGTGTCGCCAATGGCCAGCGTCAGCCACGCTGCCGGGTAGTCGAGCTGATAGTCGCGTGACAGTGCAAAGCCATCGAGCACGGTTTCGTCCGGTGCACGGAAGGCGCAATGCACCGTTTGATTGACCGGGCTGCCCGCCACCGTGACGGGCGTGAGCAGTCCGGCATTGCGCGCGGCTTCGTACAGCATCGTGACGTCCATCGCAGCGATCAGGCCGAGGTCAGCTTGATGAGCACGCCCGGGCGGTGGCACATCGGCAGCGGATTGCTCTGCGTGTGCAAATCAGTGCCCCGGTCGAACTTGCGCGGCTCCTGCTTGGCATACAGCGGCTGGCCGATGGTGTTCACCGTTTCGTTGAAGTCCGCCGGAGCGAAATAGGTGGCGAAGGTGTCCACCGTGCCCAGCGGGAAGGCGTGGGCTTCACCGGCGGCGATGAAGCGGCGCGTGCCCAGCGTGCCGTCGTCTTTCACATAGGAGGCTTGCCCACGGTATTCCTCAAAGGTGACGCCGCTGTAATTGAAGCCCGCGCGCATGTCGTTGATCAGCACCGCGCCTTGCTGCCAGTTCTGATAGGCGGTTCTGACCTCCTTGTGGGTGGTCAGTGCGCGGAAGAACTCGGGCGAACATAGGACGTGAATGCCGGTCGAGAACTCACCCGCCAAGCCGCCTTCCATCAAGCCCAGCAACTCAAGGCAGGCATCCTTGAGCTTGCCGTTGTCGGCGGCGGTGGTGAATTCGAAGGGCACGCTTTGCGCCGTGATGTCGAACTCGTCGAACAGATCGACCAGCGGGCTGCCATCAGCATCCAGGATCATGCCCTTGAGCGCGCCCATGCGCAGATGCTCCAGGGTGATCGCGTGCTTGTTGCGCATGGTCTCCAGATGACGCGCCATCACGCCGCCGATGGCCTCCATCTCGGTTTCCGAGCCGAAGGCGCGCAGGCCTTGCACTTCTTCAGGCAGCACCACGTCGTCGTGCGGGATGTGCGGGATCACGAAGGAGCGCAGCTTGCGCTGGCCGCGCTCGCCCACGGTGCCGGGCGAACCGGGCGCGCGGGTGGGAAGCAGGTTGAGCCGTCCGGCGAACTCCTCGACGATGATCTGCCGAGTGCGCGTCGGCTTGGCCGGAAACAGGTTCAGTTGCTCCAGCCGCCCATAGCGGTTGGGCAGCAGGTTGATGGCGGCCGTCAGGCTGGCCATGGCGAAGCCGGGATTTTCAAAAGGGTTCTGCATTTGGGTTCTCCAAAAATGACGAAACCCGCCAGCGGCGGGTTCTCAAGGAATGATGCGAAGGCGTGGATGCGGTCAGACGCAGGTGTTACGCACCATCGCGCACCAGCACGCCACGGGTAGCCAGTTGCGCCACCGCTTCGGCCTTGTCGGCAGCGGTGATGCCCGTCGGCCAGATCACTGCGCCGCGCGCGACGATGGCGTGACGGGCGATCAGGATCGCGTCCTCGCGGTCGATCAAGGTCGCATCGACGTCATTGCCGAGCACGCCAACGGCGATTTCCGTGCCGTCCGTGGCGCTCGGGTCGAGGGCCTTGAGCTTGGCGGTGGCCGTTTCGCGGCCCACCACGGTGCCCAGTGGCAAGTTCTGCGTGGCAGCGACGGTGTCCTGGTCTCGCGAGTAGAGGTTCGGCGCTTCGTACTTCAGCAGGTCGCCGAGGTTTTGGGGTTGAGTGACAGTGGGCATGGCTTACTCCTTGGCGGTGAGTTTCTTGACGGCGGCGACCACCGGACTGTTTTCCGGGCGCTGGCTGGTACCGGCATCGACGGTGATGCGCGAGGCGATTTCCGGCTGGTCGGCGCGGGCGTCAAGCAAGGCGCGGCGCACCTGCGCTTCGGAAAAACCTGCTGCGAGAAATTCCGCCGTGCGTTGCGACTGGCCCGCGATCAGGCACAGCTCTGCAATGGCCTGAGCTTGGCCGCGCCCGCTGGCGAAGGACTGCGCCAGTGCTGCTTGGGCAGCAGGCGTCGGTTGCGGATCGCCGTCGGGCTGCAGCTGATCGCCCTGCGGGGCGGTGTCGGTCGGATCAAGGACGTTGTCGTCGTGGTTGTCTTTGGGGTCAGTCATGGTGTTCTCCAGGGTGAAAGGTTTGCTTCGGTGTGGGGTTGAGCTGGCTTGCGGGGACAGGCTTCGGGGCGATGCGCGGGCCAATCCCGATTGCGCCAGCCGCTGTTTGGCAGCCAATGCATCGGTGAATTCGGACAACACCCGATCGAGCGGCATCACGGCATCGGCAAGGCCCACTGCCACCGCCTGCTCGCCGTAAAACACACCCGCCTCGGTGGCGCGCACGGCATCGAGGTCGAGGCCGCGCATCTGCCCGACCTGATCCACAAAGATGTCGTAGAGCCGATCTACCTCGGTCTGCAGCGCAGTGCTGGCCTGCGGGCTGAGTGGCGCGTGCGGCGAAAAATCGTTCTTGTGGCTGCCCGCGAAGACGGCGGTGTAGTTCAGGCCGTCTTTGGCGTCCTTCACCGACTGGTCGACGTGCAGCGCGATCACGCCAATCGAGCCGACACCTGCGGTTTGCGACAGCGTCAGGCGCTGGCAGGCAGCCGCGATGGCGTAGGCCGCCGAGTACGCGGCATCGTTGGCATGTGCCCAGACCGGCTTGATTCGGCTTACGGCGCGGATGCGTTCGGCCAGCTCGAACACGCCCGAGGCCTCACCGCCGGGTGAATCGAGATCCAGCAGGATGCCCGCCACCTGTGGGTCGGCCAGTGCGGCATCCAGACGCGCTTCGATCTCGCCGTAGGACATCAGGCCAGAGGCAGCTTCGATGCCCATGGCCCGCCTGACCAGCGTACCGACCACCGGGATGACGGCAATGCCCGCCTGATTCGATGAGGTGACCGGATGCGGCGCGGGCAGCGGCATGGCCATGTCCAGATCAGGCAAGCCGATGCGGGAACCCAGCACGGCAAGGATCACATCGAGCTTGGGGCGCGCAATGAGCAGTGGCGTCCCGTAGAGGCGGGACGCCAGATGAGGTAGCAGCATGGAAAGGGTTCCTTGGTGGATTTACCACATTTGTGGTAAATTGATTGCAATGCGTGTTTTGCCTGTCAGGAGGCCGTCATGAGCACATCGACATCCATTCGTATCGACCAGACCCTGTACGACCAGGCGCGCTCGGAAGCCGTGAGCGAACACCGCACCATTGCCGGTCAGATCGAGTACTGGGCCAAGGTCGGCCGCGCCGCCCTGGACAACCCCGACCTGCCGGTGAGCTTCATCGCCGAATCGCTGGCCTCGCTGGCCGAGCCGCGCAGTGAGGCCACGGCCTTCGTGCCGCGCTCCAAGCGCTCCTGATGCCGGGCATGAGCTACTCACAGACATGAGCTACGGCCTGCAGCAAACCCGGCGTTTCGCCCGCGCCTACAAAAAACTGCACGACAACGTGGCGGCCGATGTCGATGCCGCCACCGAGGTGGTGGCCGCTGACCCCAGCGTGGGCGAGCGCAAGAAAGGCGATCTGGCGCAGCTTCTGGTCTATGAATTTCGCAGTCAGGGCCAGCTCTACCTGCTGGGCTATACCGTCGATGACACGGTGCGGCTGGTCTATCTGGAGGCCGTCGGCCCCCACGAAAACTTCTACCGCGACCTCAAGCGTTCGTGATGTGCGGATCGTCTGGATGTTTTGAGTCCACTGCGATGGGCTGTTTGTCACTCGCCACTTCCTTGTGGCTCGCCCTTCGGGCAGCCTGCGGCTGTGCAAAACGGCTGTCCTGCCGTTTTGTCATGGCGCGGGTCGGAGTCGAACACCAGCCCCAGCTCGTCGGCGCGCTGGTTGTCGGCGGCGATCTCTCGGTCGATGTCCTCAGCGTCGTAGCCGAAGGCCGAGATGGCTTCCGAGCGCGACAGCAGCCCGGCACGAATGGCGGTGAGCATCGCGTCGAACTCCTTCTTCGGGTCGACCCACTGCCATCCCTGTGGAATCCACTTGGCCGCCAAGTAGTCGCGCTTCTTTGTGCTGAATTGCGGTAGCGCCAGCGCACCTTCGAGCAGCGCCTGTTCCATCCATGCCCGCCAGATCGGGCGGCACAGCTGGTGCACGATCACGTTGTGCTGGATGGCCTCGCAGCGGCGGCGAAACTCCAAGAGCCCCGCGCGGATCGACGAGTAATTCACCTGCGTCAGGTCGCCGGTCAGCATTTCGTAGGTGATGCCCATGGCCGCTGCCACCGCCCGAAACTGCATGCGCAGGAATTCGGCGTAGCTCGCGCCGACGTCGGCGGGCTGGCTGAATTTGATGTCCTCGCCCGGCTCCAGAATCTGCATCGTGCCCGGCTCCAGCCCCGCCATCGCCGCGCCGTTGGCGTCCGGCAGCCCTTCGCCCAGCAGGTTGTCCTCGGGGCTCATGCGGGTGATGAAGCCTGCGAACATCGCAGCGGTTTTCTTGCGCACCAGCTCGGCGTCGTCGTACTGGTCGAGTTCGTTGAGCTTGACCAAGGCGCGTGCCAGCCACGGTTCACCCCGGATCTGACCGGGGCGCAGCGGGCGAAACAGGTGGACGATCTCGCTGGCGGGCACCCTCACGGTGTCGAGGCCGCCGACGAGGCTGCCGGTACCCGACATCGGAGCCAACGAGCCATCGCCCGGATGCGAGCGGTACAGGTGGTAAGCGGCGCGCCGTCCAAGCCGGTCAAACTCGATGCCTGCGCGGATCACGTTGCCCGAGGCCAATTCCTGGTTCAGCGTGGCGGGCAGGTGTTCGGGTTCGAGCAATTGCAGTTGCAGGCCCACCGGCAGGCCATCCTCGGGGCGGCGGTAGCGCAGCCGCACCAGACATTCGCCGCCTTCGAGCATGGCGCGACAGGCCAGCGCCTGCAGGCCATAGAAATCGGTCAAGCCTGCGGCGTCTGCCTCCTCGCACCAGTCCCACCACAGGCTGTGGATGGCTTCACGCAGCGCGTTGTCTGTCACCATCGACTGCGGCTTGATGCCGGTGCCGATGGCGTTCGACACGAAGGCCTCAACACCGGCTGCCGCCCAGGCATTGCGGCGCACCAAATCGCGGCTCTTGGCCCGCAGTTCGTTTTGCGTGAAGGCCAGCGCCGCTACTGCGCCGGGGTTACCGACCTGCCATGCCAGTGCGCGGCGACCGCCGCCAATGCCGTCATAGAAGGACGTGCCGCCCAGCAGGCTCACGCCGACACGGCGGCGCATTCGCTCAACCCATTTCATGCTCAGAATCCTTTACCGGTCGTCACCCGGATCTGCCGGGGCGCGCCGGGCCACAGGCCGGTGTCGACCGCCTGCTCGAAGATGTCGCGCTTGACTGCCGCGATGGCGGCCTGGAGTTCATCGACGCTGCGGTATTCGACCGTCTTGTCGCCGAAGGTCACGCGTTTCTCGCCTTTGACGAGCGCGGCTTCCAACGCGTCCAGATGTGCTTGGGTGTAGGCCATCAGCGAAATACCGTGAGGTTGATTTCAGTGGAATCGGCGAACGACGACAGCGTGGTGGCGCAGCTGATATCGACGTGGCCGGTGGTTTTCTGGTCGGTGCTGGCACGCACGACCGCGATGCGCTGGGTGCCGGTGTTGGTGCTGCTGCGGGCTAGCGCCGTCCAGCAGTAGCCGTCGTCGGGCATGGCGCTGGCAAAGCTCACCCGGTAGCGACCTGCCGCCGTGCGCGTCACGCTGGCGACGTTGTGTGCGGCGCGGATCACGATCTGCGAATCGACGTAGCCAAAGCACACCCACGCCCGCGCCACGCCCGGATGGCTGGCGTCGATCTTGGCTTTGACTTCAAGGCCAATGCGACTGGCAAGCAGCGAGATGCGGGCGGCGAGGCTCATCAGACCAACGCGCCTTCAAACACCGCGACGAAATCGGTATCTGTGTTGCCGACATCGCTGGCGGCCACCGCGCCGATGTTGCTGCGCGCCTGCGCCTGCTCGGGCGCGGTCAGCGTCTGCGCGACATCGAAGCGCACGCGGTTGTTGACGGCGGCCAGCAAGGCATCCAGACCGCTGGTGCCGTTTTGCAGCAGCTGCTGAATTTCCACCAGCGTGTCGTAGGCGGCGTCCGCACCGCCCAAGATTTCCGCCTTGAGCGCATCGAGCAGCGTGACGATCTTGCTGGACGAATAGGTGCTGGTGGCGGCGACCTGCGTGTCATCGATCACCGCCGAGGACACGACCGCGGCCTTCAGTTCGTTGATGGCGGCGACCAGACTGGATTTGTCGGTGGTGCTCAGGTTGGCGAGATTGCCCGCCTTGGCGCGCACATCGTTGAATTCCTGCGCGACGCGGATGACCAGTGATTCGATACGGGTGGCCAGACTCATGCTTTTCTCCTTCAGGACAGCCAGCGGCTTTTGATGACGCGCCGACCGGTGTTGCGGTTGCCAGAAACAGCGAGGCCACCGCGTTGGGTGGCCTCGTGATCAGGTTCGGTATTTGGTTCAAGGGATGGCGGACTGGCCATCCCCAGTTGCCGCTCCAGTTCGCGCCAGTGGCGTTCTTCGAAGCGATCCAGCCCCGCCGCCGATGCAGCGGCGCGGGCGTAGACGTAGCAGTCCAGTGCCTCGTTGCGCTCGCGCATCTTTTGCCACTCGCGCACCGGATAGCCGTTGCGGTCGCGGCGGGTGATCAGTTGTTCGGCGCACAGCTGCTGAATGAACTCGGCGTCGATCTTGGGCAGATGCACGAAGCCGGTGGGGTAACGGATCGTGAGCCCATCGTCCTCAACGTCGGCGTTCTTGCGCAGGTTGTTGTAGAACTCCAGCTTGGCAATGCCGCCTGCCACCGCGAACACCTTGGTGCCCCGGCGCAGTTTTTTGCCGCCTTGCGTCATATCCACCGCCGTCGGCGTGCCAATCAGCGCCGCACCGCGTGCCACGCCCTTGACCGCCATGACCCGGCTGTCGCGGCAGGCGCGCACGAAGGCGTAGGCTTCCTGCGTGGCAAAGCCGGTGTCCAGCGCAAAGCGCGCCAGCGGTAGCTGCGCCCCGGACGTATGCGTCCAGGATTCAGCGAGCATTTCAGCGAGACGTTTCCACACGGCATCGCGCGCCGTGTCACCCATCAACACGCGGTGCTCGATCAGCCAGCATTCCTTGCCACGCCCGAAGGCCCAGACCGAGGCTTCGATGCGATCCTTCTGCACGTCGGCACCGCCGACCAGCAGCAGACCACCGGCAGGCACGCTGCCGATCCGGTAGTCCTCGCGGCGCTCGACCAGTCGTTGCCAGTCCGGTGCTTCGCCTTCCTCGACCCAGGTTTCGCCCAGCTCGGTGTTCTTGAAGGTCTTGATGGCAGCAGCCGAGCCGGATTCCTTGTTGATGGCGGCTTCCCACGCGGCGGCGATCTCGCGCCAACTACGCCAGCCCACCGGGCTGTACAGCGAGGACAGGTGAAAGCCTGCCGTTTTGCCCTCAGCCATCGCCCGCCACTCGCCGTTTTCGAGCATCCACGTCTTGTGGTGCTCAGGGATCGCGGTGTCGCAGGCTTCGCAGATGTAGGCCGCTGTTTCCGGCGAGCCTTTGTCCCAACGCAGTTGCTCGAAGCGCAGCCACTGCCGGTGCTGGCAATGCGGGCAAGGCACGAAGTAGCGACGCTGGTCGCTGGCTTCGTACTCGCGCTCGATGCTCGACGCGCCGGAGATGGTGGGCGTCGACACGATGAAGATCTTGCGCCGGGCAAAGGTGCGCGTGCGCGCCTCGGCCAGAGAGATCGCATCGCCTTCGCCCTCGACATCCAGCGGGTAGCCGTCCACCTCATCCAAGAATAAATAGCGCACCGGCATCGAGCGCAAGCCCACGGCGCTGTTCGCGCCCGTCATCACCAGCACGCCGCCGCGAAACTCCTTGGCCAGAATCGTGTTGCCGGAATCGCGCGAGCGCGCCGGGGCGATCAGTTCGGCCAGCGCTGCTGACTCCTCGATTAGCGGGTCGATGCGCTGCTTGCTGTTGCGTTTGGCCATTTCCACCGTCGGCCAAACGGCCATCATTGGGCCGGGGGCGTGGTGGATGACGTAGCCGATCCAGTTCGATCCCATCTCGGTCGCGCCCAGCTGCGCCGCCTTCATGAACACCACGCGCTCAATGGGCGACATCGGCGACAGGCAGTCCATGATCGCCTTGAGGTACGGCGTGCGGCTGGTGCGCCAGCGGCCCGGTTCGGCAGACGCCTTGCTGGACAGCATCCGGTGCCGATCCGACCATTCGGACACGGTGAGCAGCGGGTCGGGCGTCAGCCCTTCGCGCCACGCGCGTTCGATCTCGGCAGCGCCTTCGTAGTCGTCCATCATCAGTCCACACGCGGGCGCAGTTCGCCCAGTTCGATCAGGTGCTCGCGCACGGCAGCTTCCAGCGTGATGTGCATCTGGTGCGCGTCGACGCCAAGCTGAGAAGCCATCTGCCCGGACACCCGCGCAGGCCAGTTCAGCCAGGCATCGCGCTCGATGCGTGCGAGCTTGAACACGTGCGCCACGGCCTTGGCGCGGTCGACCAGTTCTTCCTTCTTCTCGGCCAGCTCTACCTGCTTGAGCTTGGCCTTGAGCACTTCGTTGACCGTGCGCGCCTGCAAGAGTGAGGTGCCACCGGTCGACAACGGCGGCACGTTGGCATCCGCTGTTTCGCGTGCTGGCGGTGGCTGGCGCGGGGACGGTGCCGAGTGCAGTGCTTCGGCGTGAGCTTCCGGAGCGCTGGCGGCTTCCGGCGCGACGGCCTTGCGCGGCTGCAGGGTGTTTTGCGCCCACTGCGCGTCCGCCGCCTCCGGATCAATCGTGCCGTCGGCCAGCGGTGTGATCCGCCCGGTGTCGATGGCCTTTTTCACGGCCACGTGCGACACGCCACGGTGGCGCGCGTAGGCGCGAATCGAGAGTCCCATCGTCACCTTCTTCAATCATTTGTTCGTCGTTTCCCTGCAATTCGCTTGGCTTCCATCGGGAACAGCGCGTTCATCACGTCACGCCAACCACACCCCGAAAGGAAGCCGCCATGAGCCAGATCGACACCATCCTCACCCTGATCGCCCAGAAGCATCTGGGCATCGACACCCTGCAAACCCGCCACGCCGACAGCCTGGACTTCCACGACACGGCGGTGTGGTGCATCCGGGATGCGCTGGAAGCGGCCTTCAAGGCAGGCATCGAAGTGGGCGTTGCGCTGCCCGCGCCCACGGAAGCGGATATCGCCCGCGACTGATCTGGAGTCCGCGAAGCCAAGCAGAAATCGCTTGGCTTCACCGCGCAGCAGCGCGTTCATCACATCGCCATCCACCACCCCGAAGGAACAGCCAATGACCACGACCCAACTTACCCCGGCGCAGCACGCCATCCTCGCCAAAGCCATCAACACCAGCGCAGGCAAGATCGACTGGTTCCCCGACCACATCAAAGGCGGGGCACGCAAGAAGGTGCTCGACGGCATGTTCAACCGCGCCCTGATCACGCCCGATGGTGACGGTTGGCGCGTCGCCGCCGAGGGCTACGACGCCCTTGGGATGGCGCGCCCTGCGCCAACGTGCGCGCCACAGGGCGCAACCGAAGCCGAGGCCGACGTCTTACTTAACGATCCCGAACTGGAGGCCGACGTGGCCGCCGCCGAGGCCTCGTGGGCCAAGGACACCAAACCGCGCACCCGCGAGAACAGCAAGCAGGCCGACGTGATCCGGATGCTGCAACGCCCCGAAGGCGCGACCATCAACCAGATCTGCACGGCAACCGGCTGGCAGGCGCACACGGTGCGCGGCACCTTTGCCGGAGCCTTCAAGAAAAAGCTCGGCCTGACCATCGTTTCGGACAAGACCCAAGGCAGCGAGCGGGTCTACCGCATCGCCTGAAGAAAGATGGCGAGAGAGGCCATGAATAGCTTGGCTTCTCTCGCCACCAGCGCGTTCATGTGGGTGTCGCAACGATCCCCCCGGAGAACACCATGAACGCACCTACCCGCATCGACCAGCCCCTCAAGAAAGGCGACCGGGTCGCTTACTACATCAACCGCAATATCAGCACCGGCCACCACAGCACCCGCATCGAGCAAGTGCGCCGCACCGGCATCGTCCAGGGCTGGCGCGACGGCAAGGTCGTCGTGCTGCACAAGGCGGGCTACACCGAGGACTTGGCCGAGGCCGATCTCTACCTCGCCGAATGATCGAGAAAGAAGCCAAGAACAGCTTGGCTTCTCCATCTCCCAGCGCGTTACTACGGGTGTCGCAACGATCAAACTGAAGGAGCCGAAGATGACCACCACCAACCCGATGCCCGCCACCCAGAACGATGCCTGGGGATTTTTTGGCACGATGGATGAGCACGCCGCTGCAGCCTGGCCGCTGGCGATGAACGCGATTTCCGATGCCACCGGCCAGCCTCTCGACTCGGTGCGCATCTTCCTCGACAGCCGCCACGGTCGGCACTTTGCCGACGACGTGCGGAACGGGCTTTTTGAAGGCAAGAGCCTGCAAGACGCGATCAATGCCGCCACCGCCCGCTGGATGGGTTGGACGATTGGCCGCCAGACCAGCAAGGCCTACGGCATCCCGCGCGGGATGCCTTACCTGACGGGCTTTGTAATCCACTGCGAAATCAACGACGAGATGGCTGCCTGATGAAAACGCCTGCCGCCGAACGAGAGCAGGCGCTGCGTTGGCTGATCGCCAACCGGCGTCCCGATGTCACCATCGAGCAGGCCGTGCGCGTGATGTGCGCGGCGCTGCCCCGCGATCTGACCACCCTGCAAATCCTGCGGCGCATCGCCGAGGAAGAAGAAGCCAAGCAGCCATCGCGCCAGATCAACTGGCGCACACCTCCTGGTCTGCCGCCTCGCGGATAGCCTGCTTGCCGGTGAACTCTTCCCACCGGCGCACGATCACATCCACGTACTTCGGATCAAGTTCGATCAGCCGCGCCACGCGGCCAGACTTTTCTGCGGCAAGCAGCGTGGTGCCAGAACCGCCGAACGGATCGAGCACCACGTTGCCAGGGCGGCTCGAATTGCGGACCGCCCGCTCGACCAGCTCCACCGGCTTCATGGTCGGGTGCAGGTCGTTCTTCTGCGGTTTTTTGATGTTCCAGACGTCGCCCTGATCGCGGTCACCACACCAGTGACGTTGCACGCCTTCGGGCCAGCCGTAGAGGATGGGTTCGTACTGGCGCTGGTAGTCGGCGCGGCCCAGCGTGAAGGTGTTCTTGGCCCAGATGATGAAGGTCGACCACTTGCCACCGGCAGCGCGGAACGCGGCCTGCAGCACGTCGAGTTCACTGGACGACATCGCCACGTAGATGCCGCCCCGGCAGTGCGCGACCATCTGGGTCAGCGCCGCCAGCAGGAAGTCGTAGAAGCCATCGCCCAAGTTGTCGTTGAGGATCGCGCGATCCTTGCCGCGCATCTTGTCCTTGGCGCTGTTGGCGTAATTCACGTTGTACGGCGGGTCGGTGAATACCATGTCCACCGGCGCGCCTTGCAGCAGTGCATCGTAGCTGGCGGCCACCGTGGCATCGCCACACAGCAGCCGGTGCGGGCCCATGATCCAGACATCGCCCGGGCGCGAGATCGGCGTTTCGCTGACCTCGGGCACTGCGTCCTCGTCGGTCTGGCCCTCGTTGTCCGGCTCGTCGCCTGCGATCAGCTCCATCAGCGCGTCGGCGTCGAAGCCGGTGATGTCCAGATCGAAGCCTTCCAGTTGCAAGGCTTCCAGTTCGATGCGCAGCATCGCATCATCCCAGCCCGCGTTCTCGGCGATGCGGTTGTCGGCGATGACCAGAGCGCGGCGCTGGGTGGGCGTGAGATGGTCGAGCACGACCACCGGCACGATTTCCAGTCCGAGTTTCTGCGCTGCGGCCAGCCGCCCGTGGCCAGCGACGATGATGCCGTCGCTGCCTGCGAGGATGGGATTGGTGAAACCGAACTCGGCGATGCTGGCGGCGATCTGCGCAACCTGTTCATCGGAGTGGGTACGCGCGTTGCGGGTATAGGGCAGCAGTTTGGCGGTTGGCCACTGCTCGATCTTGTCAGCCAGCCAGTTCATGCCGCCACCTCGCTTTCTGATTCACGCTCGGCGGCAACCTGCTCGAAGGACTGGCCGGTGGCGACGAGCGTCACCGGCACACCGGGGTGGTTCTGCTGGAAGCGCTTGATGGCGACATCCACATACTCCGGCGCGATCTCCACGCTGCGGCAGATGCGGCCCGAGCGCTCGGCGGCCAGCATCGTCGTGCCGCTACCACCGAAGGGTTCGAACACGATGTCGCCCGCGTCGGTGTAGGCCTCGATGACGAATTCCGGCAATGCCACCGGGAACACCGCCGGGTGGTCAATGTCCTGGCCGATCTTGCCTTTGTGGCGCATCACGCGGATCACCGAGTCGGGAATGCGGGTGTCTTGCGTCGGCTGGCCCTTGTGCGTCCAGCCGCCAACTTCGCCATCCTTTCCGCGCATAGCCGTGCTTGATCCATCGGCGCGCAGATGCGATTCCTGCCCGGCGTGCTTGCAGGGCACGGTTTTGTGGGGCTTGCGGCTTTCACGGTTGAAGTGAAAAACGAATTCGAAGCTGGGTGCGAGGCGGCCCTGCCAGTCGCCGGGCATCCCCGGCCCCTGATCCCAGACGTACCACGCGAAACGCCGCCAGCCTTGTTGGCGCATCCATGACAGCCAGCCATCCCAATACGGGATCACTTCGTTGTCGCGGTGGATCAGGCCCAGATTGACCAGCACCTGACCGTCGGCGGCCATCGGCACGTTGCCGAATACGCCGCGCATCAGAGCATCCCAATCGCCAATGCCGCCCGAGGTGTAGTCGCGCTGGTTGCCGTAGGGTGGCGAGGTGAAGCACAGGCTCGCTGTGTCGCCCTGCATCAGCGCGGCGACCACAGCCCGGTCGGTGGCGTCGCCGCAGATCAGGCGGTGCTTCCCGAGTTGCCAGAGGTCGCCTGCGCGTGACACCGGCACCACCGGTGCGTCCGGCAGGTCATCGGCGGCGTCATCGGCGGCGTTGTCCGAATCTTCTTCGCTCTCGGCGGATTCATCGTCCAAGGCGCTGGAGAGCAGGCGCTCGAGTTCGCTGTCGTCGAAGCCAGTCAAGGCCAATTCGTATCCCGATTCGGACAGTTCAGCGAGCTCGAGCGCCAGCATTTCCTCGTCCCAACCCGCGTCCAGCGCCAGCCGGTTGTCGGCAATGACCAGCGCGCGCTTTTGCTCCGGGGTCAGATGTGCCAGTTCGATTACCGGCACCTGATCCAGCCCCAGCTTGCGGGCGGCGGCCAGACGGCCATGCCCGGCGATGATGCCGCTTGCGCCATCGACCAGGATCGGGTTCGTCCAGCCGTACTCGACGATGCTGGCTGCGATCTTGGCTACTTGCGCCTCGGAATGCGTGCGCGGATTGCGGGCATAGGGAATCAGCGCCTCGACCTTGCGGTACTCGACGTTGAGCGTGTTCAAAGTGGATGCCTCAAAAACAAAACCCGCCGACGGAACACCGTGGGCGGGCTGGGTGATGGAAACCGGACTGGGTGGTAACTGCGCTGCGGGGTGGTAACCGGGGCCGGTAACCTCGCCGGGTGGTAACCCGTTTTTGCGGCCTGACGCTAAAAAAACGTCGCGCTCGCGCCCCCCGCATGGCGATAGGCCCAGGAAGGGCACATCTCGATTTGGGAGTCTGCTGCGCTCACCGCTGTCCAGAAGATAGCTGAAATACTACCCCCGACCGGGCCGTTTTGTTGCACCCGAATCTGGGCTCCATTTCGCATCTGGCCGGAAAACGCGAGCAGAGGCCGCAGGCATTAATCAGCGTTGAGAAATGCTTTGGACGTTCTCATGGAGCAGGTGACGCGTATTTGGCTTCAAGGCGGTCGAACACCGCGTCAGCAGACTTGGGTTGGCCACTGGCTTTGCCTGCACTGACATCGGCAACGAGTTCTTCCATGGCATCGGCGCGGAACCCCTCGGGGATGTCGCGTTGGCCGTGCAGCACCCGCCAGACATCGATGTGATCAGGGCGCTCGACGTAGAACACGATGTGCGGGTAATGCTTCAGCGGCCAAGAACGCAGACCGGGCAGATTGAGCTCGTGGGCATAGCGTGGTGAGCCGGTGCAGGGGTGACGGCTGATGTGGGTGTAGGCCTGTTCCAGCGCATCAACGAAGCCGAGCACTGCCTGCTCGGTCTCCTCGCTGATGTAGTAGTTCAGCGCCCCGTCAACGTCCTGCTCGGCAAGCGCTCGGGGAATGATGGGCTTGGATTTCATCCTCGGGCATTGCGCACACGAGCCCGCAACGCATCGAAGTACTGGCCATCGACGGGTGCAGTCGGTGCGGAAGCTGCCCCGGCCAGCAGCAGGCCACGCAGATGCTGGCGATCCTGATCCTTTCGAATCAGCTCGCGCACATACTCGCTGCTGGTGCCGTAGCCGCGCTGATTGACCTGTTCGTCCACAAAGGACTTCAGGGTATCGGGCAGGGAAATGTTCATCGTACTCATGGCCTCATCCTAGTCTCTTTGGCAAAATTTGGCAAACTCCCGTCATTGAGGTTTGCTGCCACGATCTCCAAGGCCCGCTGCCAGCGTCGCCACGCCGTGGTGCGGTCGCAGGCAAAGCGGATGGTGATGTCCCGCCAGCCGTAGCGCTTGGCCCGCATCCACACCAGATGGCGCTGTTCGACCTCCAGCCACTGAACCCAGCGCATCGTCTCCAGCATCCGCTCGATGGCCTCGGGGCTGGGCGGGAACGGCCGGTAGACCTTCTCGTCGGCAGCAAACGACTCCCATTCCTTGCGCACAAAGGCAGGCCAGCAGTTGAAGTAGCCCTGCACGCGCACGGGCGGCAGACGGCGTCCGGTGCTGGCCGCTTCCTCGAAACGGGCGGCCACGTCCTCAATCGTCCAGGCATTGCGAGGGTCAGCCATGGCGTCGTCCTCCTGTGCCGTAGAGGCGTTCGCCGATCTGGCGCACCAGTTCGCGCTCCATCCAGTCCAGACGCTCGTCGTCGGGCGAGACGACGAGGATGTGCTGGTCGCGCCAGCCACGTTGTTTGATGACGTCCACGTCCTGCACGTCAGGTTGCAGCCGACCCAGTGGGCAGCGGTATTGGGGTGTCGGGATCTTCATCTCACACCTCCCGTTCCAAAACGTGCTGGGAAATGGCCCAGTGCAGCAGGGCCAGCGCGTCAGCCTCGTTGTCATCGACCGGTGCGTGGCCACGGGAACGGGCGGCCGCCACCATCTCATCCTTGCTGGCATTGCCCTTGCCGGTGGCGTGCTTCTTGATCGTGCCGACCGGCACGCCCTGGTACGGGATCTGGTGGTGCTCGCACCACGCGGTGAGCGTGGCGAGGAACCCGCCATAGGCGTGCGCCGCATCGGTCG